CAATATACGGATCAGATTGGAGATCAGGGAGTTGCGTGAGAGCGGCCTGCTCATGAAAGAGGCGATCGGAATCGTGGCGGAGCGTTACTATCTGAGCGAGGTGACGGTACGGGACGTGGTATATGACAAACGGCGGAAATGAGGAAACGATGTGGCAGGTTTTACTAGACTTTTGGCACCGGCGATCGGGAGATGAACAGATTGAGATTGTATGAAGATAATAAAAAACTTGACAGAAAGCGGGCTGAGATTAGAATGTAAATGTGAACCATCTGGAGCGCCTGCCCGCTGAGAAGGATGGGAACGGCCGGGGAGGCAGATTATCCCGCAGGACATTGAAGGGGGCTAACAGCCCCCTTCGCTTTTATAGAGGATATTATTGGGTTGAAGCCTACTTTTTATAACGCAAAATCCCGTTGCGTATTTTGTCTATTTGGTCGAGCAGCATAAGGTTGAAATACTCATAATGCCCATCAACGGCCTCAAATACAAGCACGACGTTTTTATCTAAAACTTTTATGAAGTGGGGCCTGGGCTTGTTATTGATGTTTCTGTCCCAGATCTCGTCGGGGTTTTGTATAATGTCAGGCAGATAGTTCAGATATTGGAAGCGGCGGCGCAGATCCTGCAGGGTATATTTGTTTGAATCAAACTTACCAAGCACCTCCTTGGTTGGTACAATCAGGCAGACCGATTTGTCCGGTGCTTCATATTTGTTGTGAAATTCAATAATCTTGCTGTGATATGTGTCCAATAGCTCCTGCTTAGACATGCCGTTGGTGTTGATTTTTTGATCTTTGTCCCAGGCTGCGCCAGCATCCACAGAGGGCAACCGAGCTTCTTTTGCGTCAGTTAATTTGGGATTGGAAGTTCTCACTGTGTCCGGTAGATAATGTAACTTTGCCGGGTTAGAGTCAAATCCCACCTGAGGCTTTGGCATAACATCTGTCGGATTATTGAGTTTGGGGCTTCCTTCGGCTTCGTTGGCGGTAAGCTGTTCCACAGAGCAATGGCAGTTCCAATGATTGAGGGGTGCCCAGGTATCCCAGAAGGGATCATCGTGAGGGTAGATTAGACCATCGAGAGGTCCACAGATCTCGCAAGTGCGGTCATTACCCAGGGCGACATAGCGGAGATATGGGAATAGCTCAAGGTTATTCTTGATCTGCTCCCAATGCCCAGCGGCAAAGGCGGTATTGGCGGCAGTATCGAAGTTGGTGCGCAGGTGATAGGGGTTACCAGTATCAAAGCCCTGCATGGCGAGTTGTTCTTTGAATTGCATAAACGGCAGACCTTGCGAGAAGGCATCTTTGGCGAGCGCTTGGAGGGAATCACGCAGTTCCGTAGACAAGGTCTGGGCGATGGCGAAGGCAGAAGATGTGAATGAATCAACGGCTTTGGCTGAGGCGAGATCCCAAGAGAATACGACATCGTCGGCTGAAGGCAGTTTGGAGAAAGCAATACGGGACGCGGCCTGCCTGGTTTTGCGTGACTTCGTGGCGCCCAGGATATAACCCTGAACTATCAACTCCGTTAAGGCAGCCCCGAAAGCAGTGGAGATGTCGCGCGGGAAGGCGAGGTTTTGGAAGTCCGCATAGGAGCGCAGATTAAACAGATATGTACGGTAAGCCTGGACGGGTATGCGCATTTTGGACAGCGCACGGTTGACGGCGCCGGTTTGTTTATTGCTGCAGGCTTGAAGTAGCATACGGTTATGGCTGAGAGGGTACGGAGCAGGTCTTAACATGTTATTTTGGGGGAAGAGGAATGTTATAGGTTTCGTACCAGTATTCGAAGGGGAATTCGATGCCGATGGAATTGTAGAGTTGGACGTCGATCTGGATGCGCTCGAGGAGGTTAATGTCGGCGGGTGGCTGGACATTGACTTCGATGGTACCGGGACCGAAGTTGATATGGTTGAGATCTGTGAAATGGGCGGTGAGGAAGACGTCGAGGTCGCGGCAATCTCCGGCCAGGATATCCTGGCGGACAAGGTTGTGGACCTTGGCCTGGGCATAGGAGCCGCCGTCACCGACGGCCTTGGTGGTCAGAGTATTGCCCAGGATACGGCGGGTAACTCGGTCGTCGCAGAATTCGCAGAGGCGGGAATAGAGGTCCACTGAGGCGGATTTGGTATTGAAATCGGCGAAGTCGATAGCGACGTTATCGCTGACCATTGCGGCGAGGTCTGAGCCGAAGGATTGAAGCATGGCCCAGAGCTGTTCCTTTTCGGCTTCGGTGGTGCCGGGTTTATATTTGGCGATGCGGGGCGGTTTGCCGAAGGTTTCGGTGAACTGTGCCCAGTTATTGAGCGCGAAGGCAAAGAAGACTTGGTATTTGAGGATGGAATAGAGAACCGCGGAATCGCGGTGGAGGGTAATGAAGCGGCGGGGATCGAGGGAGAGGGGCTGTTCGCCGTCGTGGGGCACGGGGATGCCGTCGAGGAGCCGGAGGTCGGCGTCGGGATAGGAGAGATAACGGGCGGGAGTATAGACCGAGCCGTCAAAATCGTAGTCGATCTGGCGGAATAGCGTGCCCTGGAGTTTGAGAGCGAGCAGCAGATCGCCGTAGACGGGGCCAAAACGTTTGATTAGCGAGTTGAAATAGTCGATCTGGGGTTGGGACAGGTTTTGCGCGTCCAAGGTGATAGAGGCGCTTTTCAGGGCTTCAGAGCGGACATCTGCCGCGGAGGCCGTGGCGTCGTCTTCGCGGAGGAGGGTATCGTAAAGCGAGAGGATCGGGCGAAGGCGTCCCTGGTCAAGCAAATAGCGGGCGTTCAGGATAGCGTCCGGCGAGAGAGGGGAGCGGAAGTTGAAGGTTGAAGTGGGTATCTGCATCGTTGTGAGGGGTATCCCGGCCTGGGGTTTGCGCGCGAATCTGGAGAAGATAGACATCAGTAATTCCTTTAGGCTCAGAGGCCTGCGAAGATATTGGATTTGTTGAGCGAGAAGGACCGGTATTCGAGAGGCCGGCCGAAGTTTTTAATGGCGTCCACTGCGCCGGCGAGGGCGTCGGGACCGTCGTCGTGGGAAAAATCGGGGAAGCCGAGGAGTTGTTCGCGCAGCAGCGCGACGTCCTGCGCGGCGCCAGGCGGCAGGAGGATCCAGCCCCATTCGAAGAGTGGGGTGAGGGCCTCGATGCGCTGGTCTTTGGGGAGGCGGTTTTCCACTCCGGCCACGGGGAGGAGATAGCCCTGGGATTCGGAGAGGGGCGGGATGAACTCCCAGAGGACTTTTTGCCAGAGGTTGGCTTCCATGAAGATGCGGGTGGCAAAGCGGCGGTCGAGATCGTAGAGATACAGCAGCATGGAGTTTATGGAGGCTTTGCGGATCCAGGCGTCCAGGATGTAATAGCGATTATTGGCGAGGCCGAGAGTGATGATGGCCTTGTAATCTGCGGTGGCCTTGCCGGAGAGGGAGGGATCGCAATAGGTGACGATGGCGTCAAAACGCGGGGGGAGATCGGACCAGGTGCGGAGCCAGGCATTGAGGAATTTGACTCCTTCGACGATGGGATTCATCAGGTAATGACGTTCGAAGCCGATCGAGCCCATGGCGTCGCGGATAGTTTGCAGCGCCTGGAGTGAATAGGCCTGGGGCCAGAGGGGAGTTCCGTCCTCGAGGATGGCTTTGTAAAGCAGGAAATTGATCTGGGGGTTGTCTGGCTCATCCTCGCAATCCTGTTTGAAGAGGTTGAGGGCTGAATCGGCGTGGGTGAGATTGCCGAGCCAGATGACTGAGCCGCGGTCGTCGTGGGGCAGTGCGCCAAAGGCCTCCTGGCGGACGTAGTCCTTTTTGGCGCGGGCGATGCGGGGGTTGAAGGCGGAGTGTGATTCGAAGTCGTCGATCACGATGTAGTCAGGCCGCCAGGGTCCATAAAATTTTCCGCGGATGGGTTGTTTGTAGCCGAGCGAGAGGCAGCGGCAGGAGTTGCGCGCGATAAAATCTTCATCGGCCCAGACGGCTGGGAGCGAGGGATCGAAGTCCATGAGAAGGCGTTGGTTGTAGGCGAGTTCGGCGGCGATGGCGGCAGTGCGTTCGCGGGCCAGGTCTTCGTTTTCGGCGACGGCGACGAAGAAGTGGATGCTGCCCTGGAGGATGCGCCAGAGTGGCCTGATGATGGCGAGGTGGACGGTTTTGCCGTGTCCACGGGGCGCGGCGACGGCGGTGATGGTTTTGGGGCGCTGCGTGAGATCGAGCATTTCCTGGTGGAAAGGCGCCGAGGGAGCGGTGATGTAGTGGGGGAAATAGGTACGCGCGAAGAAGTCGTAATCAGCGAGGGCGCGGGCGCTTCTGCGGGCGATGGAGAGAGGGTCCGCCTCGGCGAAGGGCAGCGCCTGGGCTTTGATGGAGGCGATAAGTTCGTCAATCTTGCGATCGTATTCGCGGGCGGTGAGGGCTGGCATTTATTCCTCCGGGGAGAAGACGAGTTTGAGGTGCTGTCCGATCGGTCGGAGATGTTTTTGCCAAACTTTTGTCAATTCCTCATCGCCGGCGCGGTTGACGTAGTCCGTGACGCCTTCGAGGATGCGGAACAGTGAGTTAAGTATTTGGCGATTGGGGGAGATACGCTCGAGGGCTTTAGTGAGTTTGACCAGTTTGTCGACCTGGGCGGGATCGCCGATAGACTCATTTTCGATCATCTTCTTCACGAGTTTATATAGTTCTTGCTCGGCGGCGCGGGCGATCTCGATATTGCCCACGCGGAGATAGGAGGCCCAGTCGTTATTGTTTTTCCAGTTATAGAGGGTTTTGATGGGGATGTTGGTGCGCCGGCTGATCTCCTCCATCGAATAGCCTTCGATGAAGAGATTGAGGCATTGGTCTTTGATCACTTGAGTGTAGGCCATCAGGAGGCTCCTGCGAGAAGTTTGGTGCGGAAGTAGGATATGACGAGGGCGCGGAGCGGTTCGCGGTCGGACTCGTCGAGGAAGAGATAGGGCCGGGCGGGGAGTGTGACGGAGCGTTTGAGCGCGTAAAGGGCGAGGGGCGCTTTGCCGGGCTGCTTTTGGAAGATGACGCCTTTGGCGATAAAGGTATCGGTAAAATCGCGTGGTTTGCGGGCGGCGGCAGCGGGACAGAGGGGAATGGCGAGGAAGCGGGCGGACTTGGGCCTGATCGTGCCGCCCTCATGCTGGATGCGGGCATAGGCGAGGTTGGTGCCGATCAGGACCTGATTGCCTTCGACGCGATAAGTGAGGGAGTTGATCAGTTTGGCCGAACGGACCAGGGTGGTGCCGGTTTTATTGGTGGACGGACGGATCAGTCCGCCGCGGATGCGGGCCTTGATCTGGCGGAGGGCGATGACGCCGAGGCTATTGAGGAGGTCGCGCATCAGAGGATCTCCGAGAAGACGCGGCAATTGGCCGAAAAGACCAGATCGTAATAGGCGGCCTGATCGGGATCGGGCGCGCTGAGTTTGAGGGTGCCCTTGGCAAAGAGTTCGAGGACGCGGAGGGCGTGATCGTAGGAATCTTTGACGTGCTGGGGGATGTCCTTGGCCATGCGGGCGGCGAAGAGGTCGCGGACGACGATGGCGTTGGCGCAGATTACGATGAGGGGTGGATAGGGGCTGGCCAGGGGCGTGGTGGCGACAGCGGCGAGGTAGCCATCAATCAGGTTGTCGGCCGTTGTGTAGAAGGTGGCGAGGTCTTCCTGTTCGAGATCGCCCTGGAGGACTTCCGCGTAGGAGCCGAGGCGGGCGGTGACGGTATCGGAGTCAGCGTAAGGCATAGGTTATCCTTTTATTGTGAAAGAGATTTTATAGCAGGCAAAGCCGGGGAAGATCCCGAGCCACTCGTAGCCGGAGTAGAAACAGCGGCCGAAATAGGTATCGGGATTGAAGATGCGCACCGGCTGGGCGTGCAGAGAATTGATGAGGTAATCCAGGAGATCCAGGATGCCGCCGGGATCGGTGCCGTGCACGTGGGCGGTGCATACATATAGGGAAACGGAGTAGTCAAGGTCCATTTCCCGTTCGGCATTGTTGACGCAGCGGTCGAGGGCGATAAAGATGGAGGGGGGAAGGATGACAAAATCGGAGGCATCCTCGAACTGGCCTTCATAGGGCTCGACCTGCTTGAACTGCGGGTCGTTGCCTAAGGTGGTCAGGAACCAGTCCATCACGGGGGCGGAATAAATTCTATCCTGCATGTCTTAACCTCATGTAAATCTGGGTGCAGGATAGGGTGGAATGGCAAAAATGAGAAAAAAGTATAGTAATTTACTATATAAATTCGGGGTAACGGCGGGGAGCGGATAGAATGGAGCCAGGCAAATGAGATCAAGGAACAGAGATCAGATAATATGAAACTGGTAAACTTTACCTGGGAAGTGCAGGACGTGCCGCGGGAGATCCACGTGGTGCCGATGGGCGAGTGGAAGGACCGTGACTTTGCGATCGGCGCGGCCGAGTGCGCGGAGATCGTGGAGAATTTCAAGCGCTTTGGGATCCGGCTGGTGATAGACTACGAGCACCAGACGCTGAACACGGAGCAGAACGGGGTGCCGGCCCCAGCCGCGGGCTGGATCGGCGACCTGGAAGTGCGCGAAAATGGCGTTTGGGGCACTCAGGTGGAATGGACGGCTGAAGGCCAGCGGCGCCTGGAAGCGAAGGAATACCGCTATCTGAGCCCGGTGCTGGTGTTTGACGACCACGATCCGCACACGGGCGAGGCGATCGGAGTGACGCTGCACAGCGCGGCGCTGACGAACACTCCGTATTTCCGGAGCGATCTGGTGCCGGTGGCGGCGCGGCGTGCCCAATCCGCGGAACAGACAGAAAAAAGCAACGAACCAAAAGCAGATAAAACACCAAGAAATGAGGAGAACTCAATGTCCGATCAAGAAAAAATCACAGCGCTGGAGGCGGATAACGCCAAGCTGAGCCAGGACATCGAGGCCCTGAAGAACGCGCTGGCCGAGAGCGAAGCGCGAATCGCAGCGGCTGAGACGGCTAAGCTGGTGGAGGACGCGATCAGCGCGAAGCGGCTCCTTCCGGCGCAGAAGGAAGCGGCTCTAATTGTCGCGCGTAACGGGAAAGACGCGTTGGAGAAGTTTTTGGCGGCCAACGTGGCGACCGACCTGAGCAAGAACCAGGACATCCCCGGCAAGAAAGCCGGAGAAGAGAAGTACGAGGATTTGCTGAACGATCCGCAGCGCCTCATCAAGCTGAAACAAGAAGCGCCGGAGGCATTCAACGCGATGCGCGCGGCTTTTTACAAGGAGTAAACGATGGGATTCATGCCCGAACTTTGGTCCGACCGGACCCTGAACCAGCTCCTGGCGGAGTTGAAAGACACGCAGCGCGTGGTGAACTCCGTCACGGACTACACACCCTTTACGATCGGCCGCAAGGCGACAGCCTACAACGGCCCCAAACTGGGCGCGGTGACAGTGCAGGATCTGCCGGTGACGACACCGGACAATCCGGCACAGACGGCGATCCAGATCTCATTTTCCAAGAAACGCGGCGTGGTGTTCCAACTCAGTGACATCGACGCGGCCCAAGCCAGCGTGGACATGATGTCCAGCCTGACCACAGACGCCACGATGGCGCTGCTGGACGACTACGACCTGTACCTGCTGCAGGTGATGATCGACGGCATGGCCTCCGGCAACAAAAAGACGATCGCGGACACCAGCGGCCACAAACTGACCAGGGCCGACGTCCTGGCCGCGCGCTCGATCCTGAACGCCGCAGGAGCACCGCAGCGCGGACGCTACTGCGCGGTGAGCCCGGAATTCGAAGCCAATCTCTATGACATCGCCGATTTCACCTCCCGGGACAAGATCTACGACACCACTGCCATGCGCGACGGCTTGATCGGCAGGATGCTGGGCTTCGACGTGATCCTGGCCAACAGCATGCCGAAGGTGACCAACGCCTGGAGCCGCACCGCCGGTACCTTGCCAGTGGCGCTGTTTTACTCGAGCTACGGCACGGGTTTTGGCCGGCAGAAGGAATTCGAGACCAAAAGCAGCCCCGACGCGAAGATCCCCGGCGACATCGTGAACGTGTACAGCGTTTATGGCGCCGCTGTGCAAGCCGACACCATGATCGTGGGCTACCGCAAAGACGTGTAGGGAGGGTGAGATGAGAGATTCCAGAGCCATCCGCTCCGAAGCCATCCGCACTTTGATCCTGGCAGTGGCATTGCTGCTGGCAGTTGTCGGTCTGGCAGCGCAGACGTTGCCGCTGGACCTGAACGGTTATCCCTTGCCCTCCGGCAAGAGTTTCTACACGATTAACTACAGCCCCGCCGCGGACTCTTCGTGGGACGCGGTGACGTTACCCGCCGGCGCGTACAAGGTGTTGATCGTGGGGAATACGGGCGGAGTGGATATCCGTCTGGATGACAGCAACAGCGACAACTACTTCGCCACTATACCCGTCAGCGTGCCCGTGATCCTGGACGTAGCTAACATGACCAGCTTCTATATCCGGCGCTCTGCAGTCGATACCGCGACAATAGTGCACCTGATCTTCTTCCTGTTGTAGGTCCCGGCATGAGCAAGCACAAAAACCTTGTAACAACCCTGATCCTGGTACTGCTGCTGCCGATGGCGCTGTTTGCCGCTTCCGGCGACACCGCCTGGGATCTGATCAAGGTGCCGGTAACCCAGTTATTGGGGCTGGTGCTGACGATGTTCGGCGTGCCGCTGATCATCCGCTGGGGCCGCAAACTGGGCGTGGACATCACGGAACAGGCGGCGACGGACGCGATCAACGCGCTGATCAACATCCTGGTCAACATTGACATCACGAACACAGAGATGAACGGCGAGCAGAAGAAGCAGCTGGCGACGCTGAAGGCCGAGCAGACGCTGAGCAACGCGCAAAAGGCGGTGCTGGAGCGTAAATACGGCACGCTGGAGGCGGCGGTGCAGGTGGCCTTTGAGCGCAGTTCACTGAACAGAAAAGGAGCCAAATAATGGCGAAGAAGTACTTTTACCGCGTCTTTTACCGGGCGCAGGGCGCAATCGTGGCCACGTTGACGAAGGCCGGCACCTATCCGGCCTGGACATTTTCCGGCTGGACGCTGCTGCCAGGCCTGACGGCTGAAGCGGCGAAGATGAGCCCGGACGTGGACGGAGACGAAGGCCTGGGCGACGGAACGACACTGGCGACCGGCGAGAAAGTGCCGATCGAAGTGAAGATCGTGGGCCTGGCCGCAGGCGATTACGGCACTATCCGCACCGCGTTGCTGAATACGAAAGTGGACCTGCTGCTGGTGGATCCTGACCAGCCGAGCCCCAGTTACGCGGCGTTTGGCGTGCGGCTGTATCCGACGCTGGAAGTAACGGGCGGCGGCGAACCGGCAGTCATCATCAAAGGCGAGCGCAAGTATGGCGCCGGCCTGACCGGCACGGCCGTGCCCTTCCAAATAATCACGGTATCCTAATAACCAGATACGCTCAAGAACGCAGGGCGCGGCCGTAAGCGCCGCGTCCTGCCCATTATCCAGGCAATGAAACCTACTGATTGAGAGAATGTAGCATGAAGATGTATTTTGACGTATATATCCGGCCGATGGGCGAGCCGTTCTTTCCGGGAATGGCATTCGATCCCAACATGAATTTTCTAAATGGCTGGGACCGGTTGGAACTCCTGGACGACCAATTGAAGCTGACGATTGACGGAGTGAGTAAAGCGCTGGGCGACGGCACGCAGATTTACGATGCCGAAAAGGCGGAGTTTGAGACCGGAACGCTGAAGGTCAGCGGCAGCGAATGGACATATCTGCGCAATACCTATCATGGAACGGCATGCGATGTTCTGCTGCTGGATCCGAATAATCAGAATTTCTTTGTGGCTGCCTTCAATGTGCGCCTGAGTGTGACCAAGATCCTGGAAAGCGGGCAGAGCATCGTGATCAAAATCAAGGGGAAAGGTGAAAAAGCGATTTCCGAAGATTACTCTGAGTCCCATCTGGTATGCGTGGATCAGACTGGCGGCACGGCGCTGATCCGGGGTATCATATACGCCGTAGGTGGCACAACGCCGATAACCGGCGCGACCGTGCAGATCCAGAAAGGCGCCACGATCTTGACCGACACGAGCGACAACAATACGGGAGAATATCTGTTTATCGCGACAGCCGGGACCTGGACATTTACGGTCACCAAGAGCGGTCGGACCTTCCCGACCGGACAGACTCTGGCAGTGGAAGCGGACCACGAATATGTCAAAGACTTCACAGCCCTGACGTAAGGATAGAGGATGACAATAGAACAGATCATAAGCGTAATCGAGAAACTATGCATCAAGCCCTTTGGCAAGAAGGCGGTGATCGCGTGGGATCTGCCGAGTCTGGCGCAGCTACTGCTGGAGAAATGCGGGATCTACAAGGTGGATCCGCGGCTGGCTCTGGCGCAGGGCATCCTGGAAGGCCACTTCGGCTGCAATCCGGCTGCCAGCCGGTCCAGAAAGACGAAAAACCTCTGGAACGTGGGCAATGTGGATAGCGGGGGCAACTGGTATTTTCAAAGCTGGGGCGACGGGATGAACGCTTATTTACGGGTGCTGGCGCGCGAATACTGCTGGCGCCTGGAAGGCGACACCGTGACGCCGGAGATGATGATCCGGCACGATTTCACG